TTGCAAGAATGTGAAGAATTGACAAGGGATAGATTTGAAGAATTTATTGCCCAGAATAGTTTTAAATATAGGACTGTTCAAGTTAAGTTATGCTTCCAAATAATTAAGCGAATGTATAAGCGTTGTACACTGGGTTATTATTTTGGGGATATTAAGGTTTGCAAATCAAAGGAGATGGTGGTGGAAGGAAACCACAGATATTTGGCCTATCTTTTAGCTGGAATTGAATTTGAAGTTATTGATTGGACAAGTTCATATTCTGATAACCCTATATAATACAATGGAATTAAGGTTGATTTTGATGAAGATTGGGATGAGTTTCAGAAAGAAACCAGGATGTTTCTTACAGATGATTTTTTAAAAGATTTTGAAAGAAGGACAACACAATGATTATTTTCTTGGATATCGATGGGGTTATGGTACATGCCAATCCGCATAGAATGGTGGAGTTGGATTATGATGGGTTTTATAAATTCAATAAGAAGGCCGTTGAAATTCTCCAAAATACTATCTATAAAACTAAGGATCGGGTAGTTTTATCTACATCGCATCGTAATAAATATAACCTAAAAGAGTGGAAGGAGATTTTTGAGAAGAGGGGGTTATTCTTTGATTTTTTAAGTGTTTTGGATGTTAATTATTCCAATACTTCAACGGTCAGTAGAAAAACGGAGATAATTGATTGGATTAACAGGCATAAATTAAAACCGGAGGAAGTCTTGATCATGGATGATGATAAATCCCTGAATGATCTACCATTGAACTTCAAGGAGCGCTTAGTTTTGACTAATCCTTATGTTGGATTAAATAACCAAAATGAATTAAAAAGTGTTCTAAAAAGGAAAGTGAAAAAGACAGTTTCTGGTTAAAAAAATTTAAAGGTTTTCAAAAGGCTTTATCATTTAATGGATAAGGCTTTTTTTGTGTCGGAAGAGGCTTATTTGGGTTCTTGTAACAAGGTTTAGTGATTCTAGGGAAGAAGTAGCCCAGTAAAGGTTGCTTGGGGGATATAAATAAATAAGGCGATACGGGGAGGTTTCCCAAAATCACTTTAAATAACAAATAAAACCTTATTTTTTGCAAATGTTCTAAAATGTTCTAAATTTGTCATCATCAAGTTAGAACAAAATGTTATGGGAAAATACAAGTACACCGAACCAAAATTAACAGGTAAACCTGATTCTTATGTAGTCCATATATCGATAGATGGAGTTCAATATAAAAAACGTGTTTCGAAAAAATTCACTCATAAAGAACAGAAAATTTATGCTGAAACCCTACAAAAGAAATGGGTGGAATTATTGAAAAAAGATATCAACCCATTTAGTAATGATGATAAAAAAATACATTATAAGATTGATGAAAAGATTACCTTCAGTGAAGCCTATAAGGAATTTCAGGATGATTTCATTGGTAACAAAGGTACATTGAAAAGCTATAGATATAAGCTTAATTTGATAGATGGAAAGTATGGTGATTACTCGTTGGAAAATATCACCACATTTGATTTGGAAAATCTTATAAAGGATAAAATTAGAAGTAAGGCATACAACCAAGCAACAGTTAACCAAGCTAAGAAAAGCTTTAATATTTTTTTCAACTGGTGTGTTAACAGGGGATATCTTCAAGAAAATCCATCCATGAAAATGGGTAAATTGATAAGTGATATTGATTCAAAAGAACGTTTCAATCCATTTGAAGAATCAGATTTTAAAATGATAATGGATAGATTACGTCAAGAACCAAACCCTGCACTTTATTATAACGTGAATTTTATTTACCATGCCTGTATTCGTAGTGGTGAGATACAGAATCTAAAGGTTAAGGATATTGATTTGAGAAATAATGTTATTAAAATAAGAGCATCAGTAAGTAAAAACAATACAGCAGGTATAGTACCAATTTATCCTGCACTGTTAGATATCATCAAAAAAATGGAAATAGAGGGTAAAGACCCTGAATATTATATTTTCAGTAGAGATTCAAAAAATCCTAAAAAACCAATTGTAGGACAATTCAAACATAGGGATGATTTTTTTGGTGACTGGTTTCGAGAAGTTCTAAAGGATTTGGATTTATATGAAGATAAGGGATATAGTATCTACTGCTTCAAACATACTTCAAACGTCCATAAGGCTGACACTTGGAAGCCAAGCGAACTGCAAAAATTAAATAGGCATTCTTCAATTGAACAAACATTAACTTACCTTGCGAAAATTAGAAAAGTCACTGAAATAAGTCATTTGGAATCTAGAAGTATTTAGAATATTAAAGGGTATCGATTCGATACCCTTCTTTGTTTATGCTTGAAAAATAAAAATGCTTATTCCTTTACGTATTTGAATGTATAAGGATTATCCAAATCCTTTAAAATCAAAGTGTCTTTTATTCCCTTTCTAAATGAGAATTCAGAATTCTTAGGAACCCTAAAGCCATTCAGACCTTTACCATCAATTAGTAGTTTGTTGTCTGTAACCATAAAAACATAGCGGTCATGATAGGTCACATCATTTATGGTAACATCAAATGCTGATGCATACTTGAAGGTTATGCTCTGATAATGTTCAGTATTCTCAATCCATTCACCACCAATTCCATCATGGTTAATCTTCAATGATACTGAATGCATAAGCCATTCACCACTTAACCTGTCTTCAGGTAATTCATCTTTTTTACATGAAGTAAATAACACTGCAACTGTTGCAACTACTAATAATAGTTTGTTTACTCTTTCCATTTTTATCCTGTTTAATTAATTATAAATACTCCGCTAGTTGGAAACATTCCAAAAAAGTTTTAAATAGGTCAAGACCCATTATCAATTTGTGTTATGAACTTATTTTTAAATGTTCCAATCCTGAAACGGAATTGGATAATCTTGAAAAGTGGTCCCCAAATATAGTTATTGTTTTCAAAATTCAAAAGGGGTTCAAATATCGAACCCCATAGAACTATTTATAATATGAAATGAAAACTTAAACTCACAAATCCCTTATCACTATGAAACTAATATATATCAACATCTACCAAAAGTCAAGTTTATATTTTATAAAAATTTGACCTTAAATAAGACCTTTTAAGCCTTTTAAAATTTATTTGAACCATTGGTGTAAATACTATATAATAATTGATTGTAGGCTTCAGCAGGGTGGCGAGCGGAACCCTTTCCATGTTGGTATTACTGATATCTTATCACCGTAACCAATTGACGATAGTCATATGTTTATGTTGGTGATATTGTTTATGTTGGTAACCACTTAATCCTGTTGAGATTGATTAATTATTTGTTGAAGAATAGATATTACAGTATTTGTTTATACCTAATTTAAGTTGGATATAATCAATTATTATTACTGTTTGGTATACTTTTATTAAATTGAGATAATTAATTGTTTGTATAGCTTTATTTAAGGTTTAAAACAAATAATAATAACCTGTTGAAGTATATTAATTTCAATATTTATTACTACATGTTCAAATCTGTTTTAATGACATTCGTCAAAATTTGAATATTGAACAATCTTTGTATAATACTATTATTTGTTTTTATTACTGATTCAAAGTATAATTCTATTGAGATATTATTATTTACTCCAATACTAACCTCAATTCTGATTTTATATATTTTATAATATTATAGTTAATACAAATTTTTTCCATATTAACTAATGTATACCAATACTGAATTTTATGTTAGTTATACATTTATATACTTAATGATTTATGTTCTTATATACTTACTTCCTTATTGACTTATATATGTGTATAACATCTGTATAATAAAAAAATAATTAGATGTATAAGATGTGTATAACATCTGTATAATGATATGTATAATGATATGTATAAGATGTGTATAATTTTTATTAGTGATAAAACTAACATAATCTTAATTGTTGATATATATTTGATATAATAGGAATAATTTATTTAAATTTTTCTTGGTGATTATCAATGTGTTAATACATATTATTAAAATATTTTATTAAAAATATCATCTCCAACCTTCATTTAATAATTGTCCCTGTATTTATAATAAAAGAAAAGTAATAGCATGGGATAGGAGTAATTAACCTATCCCAAATTAAAAGGTTATGACGTATAATAAAGAGATAATGCTATGTCAGAAGTAAAAGAAATTGAAATGATGATTCCAACATCATTAGTAAATAAATTGGAGAAACTATTTGAAGAAGATAAGATTGATTTTAATAAAATTCTTTTCACTATTTATTGGATAAATAAAGGAAAGTATAATTCAATAAAAGGAAAATATGAGAATTACCAAGAAGTATCTTCAAGGTTCGGAAACTGGATTTCATTAGTGGGTAAAAAAGGAACTAATTTTATTAATAAATTAATAAACGGTGGAATAATTAAAAAAGTTAGTGGTTACGTGAGTGCTAAACATTATACACGTTATACACTTATTGAACCGTTCAATTATAAAGGTAAGAGCGCAAAAGGTAATGAATTTAATTATTACCAATTAACAATTGATGATGGTGCATTCATCCGTAAATATATAATGGATGGCTATAATGTTATAATACCATCTAACAACAATAAAAAATTAGAAGAAAATAAAGATAAAAAATATATGGAGTTACAAGATTTATATAACGAATTACAAAAAGGATTCAATCAAATCCAACAGGAAAATTTTGAATTGAAAGCAAAAATTGAAGAATTAGAATCAAATACAGAAGTTGCTAAACCTACAACAACAAGGACTGAAATTGCTTCAGCAGTTCGAACTGAAATGCCAACTCAACATCAACCCTATAATGATGAAGTAATAAATAACATGTTTCAAGATGCTATAAAAGAATTTCCTGTAGAAGTAAAACAACCAATGGATTATTCACAACGTGCAACAGCCTATGATTCTGAAATTGATAAATACATAGCCAACAACATAAAAGATGTAAATCACATCTATTACAACATTAAAGCTAAGAAAATTGATTGTGTACCTTATCCATCAACCACAAAAGAAACAATCTGTAATGGTCTTTGGCTTGCAATTAATTATAAAGTTGCTGAAAATAAAAAAGTAGCATAAAACCTAGAATTTAATATACCATGTGAAGGGGTTCGAATTATCGAACCCTTTTCTATTTAATAGTATTTACAAATCTTCATTATCGCACTATATTATAAATAAAGAAAAAATATTTCCTTAAATGTGAATTTTTTAAAAATCACACTATTTATAATAAAGAAACAAAATGAAGAAACATCAAATATTAGAAGCAGTTGGGAAAGCATTGTTCTATAGAGCTTTTCCTCTTACAAAGAATGTCTTTGAACCAAAAGATATCTATACCAAATATGACCTTTTGGTTGGTGGTAATAAATACATTGAAATTAAATGCAATAGCGATATCGCTAATCCATATGCGGATAACATGATTACCAATGCTGATTGGGAATGGTTACTTACACAAACACCTGAAGATAGCAAAGCACTATATGTTCTTTTTGATGATGATTGGACTTTTGTTTATGACCTCAAAGAAGTCCATAGGTTAGGTTATTACTACTACGGTTATTGTGAAATATTTGAGGATGAAATGGAGCAAAAGAATCCAAGAAAAACGAAAATGGCTTACCTGAAAATTTCAGATTGCGTTAAAAATGGAGTTCTCAAAATGTTCCCCAAACAAGGTTCAATTAAGTTGTTAGGGATTAAAATTACTGACATCAATAGAAGGTTCAAGAATGGAACAGCTGACCAACAATTTATTAATGAAATATTAGAAGTAATAAAAAAATAATTTGATTGATTATCAATCACTTATATAAGAATTAGAAAAAAAGTTTAGTTAGCTATTAATTTAAATATTTAACAAGTATTTATAGATATACAGCAAATGTTAAAATGATACACAGAACTAAACAAATTATTAAACACAATGGGAATGAAAGAATTAGATGAGGATGTTATTGAGGTTTTGAACCTGCTAAGGAACAACACACCAATAGAAGAACAAAGAATTGCGAGGGTTTTATTTATCGCACAATTAATGGAAAAAGATGAAAAAGATAGAACAGCATTAATACTTAGTACCTTCTTCAACTATGCTAAAAGATGGAACGCAAAAAAGGTAATGGATAAGATTAATGAAATAAGATATAAAATGAATAAATGTGATTATAGATAGATTAAAAGCTTTGGGATATAGTATGAATGAAATAATAGATATCCTAATTATGACAGAAAGTAAAAAATCCAACCTATTGAAGTTGATAGAATTATTGGAACTAAAAGAAGAATTAAAAAATAAAGAAGATGGCAAATAAAGTAGATAGCAATTTAATATTACACGTAATATATTCATTAATCTTCAATAGTGAAGCTATACCTGCAAAACTCTTTGAGAGATTGGTAAAGATTTCAGAGGATATAAAAAACATTTTAGAAGCAAATCCTGAACTACATTCTGTTGTAATGGAATTGGTGGAATACAGAAAGGATTTAGTACATACTAAACACTTGAAAGAATTATATAAAGACAAAGATTTTACTGTAATAGTAAAAGACATTTTTAAAGGAGAAAATAAATAATGTTAGAAATATTAGCAGGAACCTTAGTTATGGCAATGGTAACTAATATGATGATGTTAGTTCCAATTTATAATAGATTGAGAAAATTCGGTAAACCTTTTTCGTGTAGTTTTTGCATGGGATTTTGGATTCCTTTAAGTATTGGTTTATTCGGGTTGCATGACCTTTCCACTTTGCAATGGTTGTTCGTTACTTTGGCTTCACCATTCACTACAGAGATGCTTAAAAGGCTTAAGGATGCCTTACCAATAACAATCTAATTTATGAACCAAGAAGAAAGAAGAATTGAAATTATTAATGAATTATATCTCACTGGTCGAATTGATGGGTTATATATGGGGATTAAATCAAAAAGCAAGCAAAACCCAATAAAAGCCTATATACGTCAGTGGCTTTGGCAAAAGGGAATAAGGCAGAATATGGAGTATATGGTTGATGAGTTCTATGAAGAACTTTTTCATCACGTTGCAAAGATGGATATCGTAAAGCTAGCAGAAAAGCCTGCAACCCTTACAGCTTCAATTTGCAACATTGTCAAACGTCATCTAATGAAGGTAGACATTAACCCTATCATTGCATTCCTTAAAAAATACATCCCATCAAATTTCAGGATTAGTGAAAAGGAACTGAATGAAATAATGTACTGGATAGAAGTTGAACCTGAAGAATACAAAGAATTGAAGAAAGTGAATAAGACCAATCTTTTGAAAGAAATGAAAAATACCCAATTCAATAAAGATTACCTAATCAGGTTATTATGGGTACATCAGGATATCGACAGCAAAAAGATAAGGAGCACCAAGATATCAGCTTTTGAAAGAATGAAATTTGGTAGTAACCAAATCAATAGAGATGTACTTGAAGCCTACCATGCTGAACCAATCCCTGAAGATTCGGAATCACTGTTTAAGGAACAATTTGGAATAGGCATAAATGATATAATGGAATCAATGAACGAAAAGGAATTAAAACGCTTTAAGGCACTTGCAAACAGGAAAAGGACTAAACCATTGAAACCTATGTCCAAAGCACAAAAAGAGAGAGAAAAAAGATATTGGGATGCATTAGAGACTAATGTCATCAACACAATCAATAGAATAAAATTTAATAAATAATAAGTAAAAATGAGAAATACAGATAACGAAAATATATTATTGGAAAGGTTAGAGAAGATTGCAGACCTATTAGAAACGAAAAGAGAAGGTAAAGATTATAGATTACCAATTTCGGTACAACAGAATATCGAAAGCGTTTTGGAGCAGATTAAGATTACATATCCATTGGTCAGTTTCCCTGAAACATTATTGTACAGCGGTTGCAGTTCTTGCGATAGTTTTATACATGATTTAATTCCTGTATATGACAGATTGAAGTCACAGGTAAATGATGAAGAAATTGAACTTGGAAGTATGGGTGAAACTGAAGAACCTAAAGAAGTAAAAGCACCTGCAAAAAGAGGTAGAAAGATAAAAGGTAAGGATAGTAATTAAACTATCCTTTTTTTATTTAAATTAGTTGAACCAAATCCAATAATTTATGAAAATTAACACAAAATTAAAGTATATTTTTTATTCTTTAATTCCTGTACTAATCCTATTTGTGATGGACTGGAGAGATGATTTTAGTGGGTGGAAAAGAGCAAATTTATTATTAAGGAAAGATATAACCATAGCAGAAATAACTGACAATCCGTTTTATGAAGTTTCTAAAAATGTAAAATTTGATGATGGTTATGGTGGATTGGATTATGAAGAGTTTGAAGATTTTGTTTCATCTGATGAAGTTTTGTATAAAAAGCAAATTAAATATAAATACAGTAGCAACGGTAGAACTTTTATAGATTCTTTATCCTTTATGTATTATCCTGAATATGGTGACCCTGAAACAGGAAGCTATTATAGTGAATGGGAAAATCAATTGATGGAATTTATGCCTTCTATAAATTCAAACCCTAATGGTTCAACTTTTAAAGTTTATTATTATAAAGATAAATCCATTCCTTCTAGGGTTGTAGATGAGGTTCAAAGGACAGATGGATTTATCAAAATTGTATTATTTAATTCATTTTTTATATTATGGATTATTGCCATAATTATTTCCTCGTCACTATTCTATTCTTATTTTAAAAAAGACTAAGTATATGAAATTTGTATTGTCTATAATATTAACATTAATATCCATTACATTAATGGCTCAAAGAGTTACCTTAAATGAATTAATTAAAATTAACATTTTGGAGCTTGTTGAAGCTGAAGATTTATTATTCCAAAAGGGTTTTATCAGTAATCCTTCAGGTGGAGAGATGTTTGAAAATTTTGGTTTTAGAAAGAATAATCCTTCTTCCCTTGAATTCATGGAAATTAATAAAAAGGTATATAAAGGTAAAAATATTCAAACCTCATTTTACAGTTTAAAATTAGAGGATTATCAAAAAATTAAAAGTGAACTAAAGCCCAATAATTTTCAATTTATTAGTACTGAAAAGTTTGGAGCTAATTTAACAGTTCATACATTAAAGATAAAATAGAAGTTACCCTACAAATAGAATATATGGAGGAATTTAAATTAAACAGTTATCTCATAAAAATTTTGGATTTAGAAAATCAAGAATTTTATTATAAGGATACAATATTTTAAAAATTTGTTAACCAAAGAAAATCTTAGCCACTCTATTTAGGGTGGTTTTTTTATGCTCCAAACTTAGCCTGTAATATTTATCCGTGGAGATGCCAATTAATTAACGGCATATAACGGCATATGGCAAAGAATCAGCCACAGAAAAAAAATGATACAAGTTTTAAAGAAGGAAATAAAAAGGGTGTCGGTAGACCAAAGGGTTCGGTAAACAAAATAAATGCAAAGCAAAAAGCGACTTTGGAAATGGTCATGGATTCGCTTGCGGAAACTATTTTGGAAGATTTGTCTTTGGTAACCCCTTCAAGAAGACTTGAAATATTTAAAGAGCTTCAACCTTATATCAGACCAAGGTTAGCATCTAATAAAAATGAGAATTCGCATGAAGTAAAAGGTGAGGTAAAGGTCAACATTAAGTTTGGTGATTTATTGGGAGGTGAAGGTAATGGTTAAAGAAATTGATATTACCCTACCAACACCTCATCCTAAACAAAGGGAAATACTAAATGCATACTTCAATTCAACTGTCAGCAATATAACTGTAAGTGCAGGCAGAAGGGGCGGTAAATCTACCATCATGTGCATCATAGCGATAGTAGAAAGTGTGAGCAACAATAAGAAAGTTGGTTATATCGCACCGACACGTTACAACGTCAAGAGATTTTTTAAATCCATATTAAAATATTTACCTAAAGAATTAATAACGGTAAACCAATCAGATTTAACTATTGAGTTTGAAAACGGTGGGGTAATACATTTCTATTCTGCTGATGGTGATTCATTGGATAATAACATACGTGGGGGTGATTATGATGTCATAGTAATAGATGAAGCAGGCTTCATTAATGACCTTCAGAACAAAATTGAGGGTGCAGTAGGTGCTACATTAGCTGACAGGGATGGACGTTTATTAATGATTAGCACACCAAATGGAAAAAATTATTGGTATTCATTATGTCAACTTAATGATGGGGTAAATTATAAACATTTCCACTATACAAGCTATGATAATCCACACATCAAAAAAGAAGTTATTGACAGGTATAGATTATTGTATTCCACTGCACAATTCAATCAGGAATGGCTTGCCATTGCAGGCGAGAATGCGAATGCATTTGTTGATATGGAAGTTATCGAACGGAATACAATTAAAACATTATCAACAAATCCAACTGTCTTATACGGAATTGATGTTGCAGGTACACCAAACGGTGATTTTACATCTGTTACTGGTGTGGACAAAAATGGAGTTATGACCTATCACAAGCACGTGAGGGGATATGATACCAATATTGTTTATGATATGTTATCTGCTTTGCCAAATGATGTTCTTAAAGTCATAGATAGGACTGGAATGGGGCAAGGTGTGTTTGACAGACTTGCAATGACAAGAGAAAATTGGATGGGGATATGGTTATCGACCACAGAAAAAAAAGATTTAATAAATGAATTAAGGTCAGCTTTATATCAGGATAAACTAAAGTTTAATGAAATAACTAGTTCAGAATTAAGTACATATATAGCAACGCTAAATCCTAAGACAGGGTGGGTAAGCTATAACAGCATTCCAAATTGCCATGATGATACAGTGATATCTTTGGGGATTTGTGCCAAGTATCTTGAATTTGGTGTTACTGCTTCACCTGTTGAATATATGAACAGGTTTTCTTGGTAACTAATATTTATCCAAAAGAGTATTACAATGGATAAACAAGAAATAATTAATAGGCTACCTACTGAATGGTCGCAAATATCGTTAAACCAATATATCAAACTGATTAGTGATGTACCCCTATTGGCTGAAGGTACGGTGATGGATAAGGAATATCAAAAAGAATATTTAAATATATGGTTCTTTCATTTTGCAGGGATGTATCTAGATGAATGTGATTTTAATACAATGGAACATATTCAGATTGTAGAAAGATTAAATTCTTTTTCTGAATCAGCTGATAAGCCTAAAATTGATTTTTCGGTGGGTGATAAGATTATCCCAATGGATAAGATAAAGTATGATAAATTTCTAACCCTCATTGAAATTAAGGATGAGATTATTCGTACACAATCATTAGATAAATACCCCCAATTGATTAATACAATGTTGGTTGAACCAATGGATAACATAGGTGATGAAATGGATATGGCGACTGCTAACAGTTTTTTTTTGCAATTACAAAAGCAGTTGAAAGAATTTTTAGCCTTTTCCCAAACCTCTTTGGTGGAGAAGATAATGATGAAACAGAAGAAGTAGATAATGGTAATGCATTCGAAAGAAACAACAGGATGCTTAGAGCGGAATTCAATAAAAGGTGGTCATGGCATGAATTGCTTCATACAGTTGCAGAATATATGATGATTGATATGCTTAAGGGTATGGAACAACCTACCATAATGATTTTCATGTATGCAACACTTTTGAAAGAAAAAATAAACGTAACCAAGAAGTAATGGCTAAGAACAATGCAAAAGGTGCAAGTAAGAAAGCACAAATGAATTCTATGATTGATAATATGGTTGCTAATGCAGGTATAGATAAAGGTGCTTTTAGATTTAATATGTCAATCTTAGAACAAGTTGTTGCAGAATTTATTGAATGGGTTAAAACGGATATTAATGCTATTAAAGACCATATGGTTACAGGTAGTATTCAAGAATTATCACTAAGAGTAAATAACCTTAATGAAGTGGAAGTACTTGGATTGGAACATTTAATTTATCAATCAAGGGGCGTTTCAGGAACTCAAACCCAACATAACACACCGCACCGTTTTACCACTTTAAAACCGCCTGTTGCACCTATAATTGAATGGGTGAAGGAAAGGCAATTATTAACTAAGAATGCATCCAAGTTCTATGATAACGTTGCTTTTGATGGCTATGATGAAGATAGGCAAATTCAACAGTTAGCATTCGCAATCAGGGAACAAATCTATAAACATGGTTATAAAGGAAAAAACTACTGGGATAAAAACGTGGATAGATTAAGACAAGAATTAAACACAAGGGTTCAGGCTAATCTTGGAGACCAATTGAGATTCTTTATTTACAATCAATATGGAGACAATGTTCATAACAAGAAATAAGACTATATAAGCCATTATGTAGCAGTATGGATATAGATTATTAACCTCAAAAGATAATCAATCCAAGACCTTTAAATTAGGTTGATTTTAAACGTTCATTTACTCTTTTAGGACGTTCTTTTTATCGAACCCCACCGTTATGATGGGGTTTAATATTTATTCAAAAATTACAATGGCAATAAATATTATTCATGAACCTCAAAGAATCAATCCTGCAAATAATCTGAATACTTGGGTTGCAGAATCCAACTCTAATAATTTGGTTTATTACTATGTAGAAGTTGAGGATTTTTATACTGGAAAAAGGATAACTAGAAAGAAGATATATCCAAAACCTAATACACCAAATAACAGGATTCAGTTCAATATTGGGGATGCACTGAAAGAAGCTAGTGAATCAGTATTGGTTACCAATAACAATGTGATAAATGTAACCAAGGCACCCGCATATAGGTTGTATATCAAAGAAATATTTAAACATCCTCTATCAAATGGTTGGGGTACACATGGTGGTAGTTCTGAACTGGTAGGTACTCATAATCCATTTTTCTATTTTGATTCCCAAATTAATGTGATTGATTTCGTAGGATATGATTCAAATACCTATAATGTTAACAGTGACCCTGAAAAGAAGGCAAAGTTCTTGACCAATGACCAAACAGTAAAAAGAATCACCACAACACAAAAAGAATACCTTAAAATATTCAATATCGATAAAATAGCTACTAAATTATTGATTCAACTTTATGATACAGATGGTGATTGGTTGGAATCAGTTACAATAGGAATTCCTGAAGTTGCAGGTGTGGATTATCCATGTCTAAATATCAATGTTACACCTTCCGTAATCTTGAATCATCCAAGTATTTCAAGTGATACAAAAGCCATTGCAGGACAATATAAAATTACATTGTTGAATCCTACAGATGTTGAGGTATCTGAATCAAAATTGTTCATTATGTATGAAGGAAATTGTTCGAATAAGGAAACAAATATTCTATATAAAAATCATTTAGGTGGTTTTGATAGTGTTAAGTTCCTCAATAGAATTGAAACAATTAACGTATCGAAAACGTACCTTAACATTGAAACAGCAAAGGGTATTACCTATTCAACTGATGGTAAGTATTTGAACAATAAAGAAGTCATTAATGCAGATGTTACAAGCTCTTATATTGCTTATTCAGATTGGTTGGATGATTATGAGAGCAAACAAATAAAAGAACTAATAATGTCACCTAAAGTGTATGCTGTAGTTGGTAATTTGCTGGTTGAAGTTAATGTGGAAAATAAAACCTATAAGGTAAATCAGAGGCATGTTAATGCAGGAAAGAAGAACATGTTGGAACTTCAATTTACTACACCATTTTCCATTGATAAACTTGAAGAAATTATTTCACTATCAGATATCCCATTGAACAATAACCCTGACCCTGATTATTACCTAACAGTGGGCGGTGATTTTGTGGTGGATATTTATGGTAGGTACATCACCTTAAAGTACTAATACATGTAAGGGTATCGAATCGATACCCTTTTTCATTGGCTAATATTTATTCGAAAGAATAATACAATGGCAAATAAGGTACAATTTGGGGATGGTTTTGGCGACAAGCCACAAATTAAAAAGGGAGATAAAATATTAATTGCTGATGCTGATACGGGTGCACCATTTAAGACTACTGTTGAAAAATTATCTGAAGATAAAGTAACCAAAGAAGAAGGTAAAAGTCTTGTTTCTGATAGTGCTATAACTAAATTAAATGACCTACCAAATAAGACACAACTAGATACTTCATTAAATAATAAAGTTAATAAGGAATTAAATAAATCTTTAGTAGCAGATACTGATATCGCTAAATTAAATGCGTTACCATCCAAGACAGATTTAGATTCATCATTGGATTTAAAAGTTGATAAAGTTCAGGGTAAAGAATTATCTGACAATAACTATAATGATACTGACAAATCTAAGGTTGATGGTATCTATACCAATGGTGATGGTAAGTTTTTCCTTAGTGATGATGGTACATATAAAAAATTAAACTCTAATGGTGGTGGGTTCTATAATGTCACTGCTAAACATCCATTGGCTTCAGGACAGTATTATAATATTAATACTGCTGTTGGTGCTTTGGCTAATGCTGAAATAGAAGATGCGGATAAAGAAGCATTAATAATCACTTTCTCAACATCTGCAAACAATTGGACAGAATACCGTTTCATTGGTGATATAAGTGGTTTCTTAACCGTTGCTAATTGGGTTGAATATGTTGATAGGGATGTGGTTAAAGGAGTTTTATTCAATGATGAACAATTAAATCCTGATTCCAATGGTAATATCATACTAGATATCAATACCAATGTTGAACAAACTATTAACCCAAATTCAACTGACCCTGTTGCATCAAGTGCAGTAGCTTCAGAGTTCGCAGGATTAAGTGCAAAATATGGTGCATCCTTAAGTTTATCTACAGTAGGAGACCCTGAAGATAAGGTTTACCAAATGAACCTATTGGATGAAAATGGTAATGTATTAAGTACTACTGACCAATTTTCAGGAGGTGGTTCAGGTGGTGAAGTAACAACTACTAAGGTTGTTTTAAATAAATTAACCCCTAATCCAACAGTAAAAAAAGGTGATTTAACGGAATTAAGTTTTTCGTATGACCATATTGATAGTACTAATGAAACAAGTACAGGATTAGCAGGTAAAGCTATTATAACTATACTTTCAGGTGCATTATCTAAATCACGTGAAATGAACCTAAATGCAGGTTCAACTACTACTTTGGATGTAACCAATGATTTAATTGTCGGTAATAATACTGTAAGGGTAAGAGTTGAAGTTGATAATGGTGAATCCATTCAAGTATCAACAATATCATGGTCTGTATTAGTTGTTAATCTCGTATTAACTTCTAACTATGATTATGCAACCGCAACAGCTAAAGGAACCACTATTTATGTTCCTTATACCTTAGCAGGTGCAGGAAATAAGACATTGAAATGTTATGTGAATGGTTTAGCTTTTGATTCAAAATCAATTACTACATCAAACAGTAACGGTTCATTTGCTATACCTACATCAATCTATAATCATGGAAATATAGATGTTCAATTGGTTGCTGAACTTGAAACCAATACAGGTGCAATAATAAAATCAAACAGTATTTACTATGATTTGATTATTACCCAATCAGGTAATAATACACCTGTTGTTGCAACTAAATTCAACTATCAGGATGGAACTATTTTAGCAAGTGATGAAAAGCCTTATTTATCGAGTAGACAATTGGAAGATTATACAATTCAATATGCTGTTTACCACCCTAATCAAATCAATAAGTTGGTGATTGTTAAGGTAGATGGAAATACTATTAGCACTGCTAATGTTAGTTTCGTACAATCCAAAGTAACATACCGTTCAGTTGTTGCAGGTACATTCAATGCTGTTATTAATGTAGGTTCATATAACTATCAATTCAACATTGCAGTTAGTCCTTCATCTGTTGCTTTGACTGAACCAAGTGATAACATGGTTTTCAAATTCAATGCACAAGCAAAGAGTAATAATGACATTGGTAAAGAAACATGGTTAGCAACCAATGGAGTAACAACCGCAACATTATCAGGGGTTAAATTCGGTGGTGATGGATGGTTGAATAACACATTAAAATTAACTGACAATGGTAGATGTACAATAAATTATAAGCCATTAGATGCATCTAATAGGCTAACAAACAATGCATTTACTTATCAAGTCAGATTTAGAATCAGTGAAGTTGTAAATGAAAACGCACAGGTTATTAAATGTGTGGATTCAGAAGGAACCGGTTTTGTTATTACAGCGACTGAAGCAAAAATGGTCACACGTGGACGTGCTGAAGTTGGTATGAAAATAGCGAGCAATGAGATTTACAATATCACATTCGTTTCTTATCCAACTGCAAATAATGATTCATCAGAACATGAAAAGGTAAATGATAGAATATCATATCTATATATCAATGGTATTCAATCAGGAATGGTTCAAAAGGCAAGTGCAGACCAAATATATCAAACTTCACCTCAATTCATAACAATGGGTGCCAATGGTGCTACCTTGGAAGTGTTCAATACAAGACATTACAACCGTTATTTAAATGATGGCCAGGTATTAGACTTACACATTATTGACCTTGATTCAGTGGATGAAATTATCGCAAAATTTAATGCAAATGCAATCATTGATGGTAATGGAAACATTACAGTGGATAACATTGATGATGATATGCGTTATATCATCATTACAGGTCAAGAAGCTAATGGTGTTCCTTCAGTACTTGAATCAGCCGTTCAAAATAATAAAGATAGGCGTTATGATGTTACTGAAATTTTGCACATTAAAAAGTCTGAACCACACCTAAACTTCAGATTAATAGGTGGTTGCATTAGGTTGCAAGGTACCAGCTCGCTTCAGTATAGTAGAAAAAACTATAGAATTTACTTCAAAAACTCTGCTAAGGTTGCAGGTCAATTATATACTGGTGTTGATGCTCAAGGTAACGGTGGAACACTTCAATCTAAGGCAAAATTCAGTTTCAAAACTAAAGCTGATAATGGTAAGAAACCAATGCCTGTTGATGTTTGGTGTTTAAAGGTAGACTTTGCAAGTAGTGAAGGTAGTCACAATACTGGGGGTGTGAGGTTATTCAATAATATCCTTCAACAAATTGGTGATTTAACACCTGCACAAAAACACGTTGACCCCAACTATGAATTTGATGTTCGTACTGCTATTGATGGGGATCTAATCGGTCAACCTTGTTATATATTCTATAGAGCTACTGTAGAGGATGAACCAATCTTTTTGTGTAAAGGTAACATGAATAATGACAAGAGTTCTGAAGACCTGTTTGGCTTTCAAAATATTCCAAATTATCACACTAAAGAAATTGTAAATCCTGAAACACAATTAACTGAAATTGTACCTTCAGATTGGATAACAAATAAGTTTGGTGGAGAAAATCCAATTCAAATGTGGGAGCTGCTTAATAACGACTTTGCACATGGAAATTGGCAAGATGATGACTTTGACCGTATGGTTAATGTTGATGGTGTTATGGTTCCTGATTGGACACGTGTTTTTGAAGCTCGCTTTCCTGATAATCATGATGACTATGTTGAGGGTATTATTCCTAAACCATTTTATCTTGAAAGGTTATCAAAATGGATTAAATCCACTCAAACAGATTTACCTAAGTTTAAAGCGGAATTAAAGGATTACTTTGATGTAAATTACCTTTGTGACTATTTTGTTATAACACAATTATTTGCTTTAGTAGATAGCATGGTGAAGAACTCAATGTTGGGTTTTTGGTACTCACCTGAAGCTGATAAAATGTTGGCCTATTATGTGTTTTATGATGCAGATACACAGATTTCCCTTCGGAATGATGGTAGAATTCGCTACCATTGGGATGTAGACCGTAATACGCTTGACCCTGAATTATCGACCCCACAAAAACCTTCATATGCCTTTATGGGGCATGACAATATTTTATGGAACAATTTGGAAGCGGAATTCCAAACAGAGATTGGTGAAGCGTATAGAAGGATAAGGGCAAAACTTACCAATGATGAATTCTTTAAGTTTTATGATAAACAAGGTTCAGATAAATATGTAGAGCGTGTGTTTAATATTGACGCAATGAACAAATATGTATTACCTGCAACTTTGGGTATAGACGCAATTGTAAATGGTCAAGTTGAAAAGAAAACTTATCAGTTCTTGGAATCAGGTCAAGGTTCACGTAAATCCCACAGACAATGGTGGATGACAAACAGATTCCACTTATTTGATGCTCGATATGGTACAGGTCTATATCAATCCACTGATTTAGCTTGGAAGGGTTTTAGTTCAGCAGGTGCACGGATAAAAGCAACTGCATCAAGGGATTTTTATTTTAGAATCACACGTGAATCAACAGTGATGACGCACAGTAAAGTTTTAGCAGGTCAAGAATGGTCATATACTTACCCATCTGAAGCAAATATTGGAACCATATTCCATTTTTATGGTGGGGTGTTTGTTTCCAAACTTGATATGTCTTTATGGGGTGGTTTTGCGGATTTGAATATTCCAAGATTGCCTGTATTGGAAGAGTTGGTTTTGGGAGCTGAAGGTAGAACATATTCGTTGAGTGCAATCAACATAACTGATAAAGTACCAATGATGAAGAAACTTGATATAAGAAATTATATTGAATTGCCTTCACTGGATTTATCTCTAAGTAATAGATTAGAAGAACTGACTGCAACAGGATGTAGCACATTAAGTACAATCAACTTTGCTTCAGGTGCACCTATCAAAAGATTGGTATTACCTAACAATTTAAAAACATTGCACCTTAACAACTTTGCGCAATTAGCAAATTCAGGAATCACATTTCCTAATGGAAACAATGTACAGGTTCTAAATATCGAAAACTGTCCATTAATAAATTGGCAATCTCTTTATACATCAATGGCTAATACTTTAACCCATGTTAGAATAGATGGTATTGATTTAACAGGTGGTGTTTCCTTCTTCAATCAATTTTCAGATAAGGGTGGTATAAGTGAAACAGGTACTTTGATTGATGGTAAACCTGCATTAGTAGGAAAATATCAATTTACAACTTATGTTGAAGAAACACAATTCGAAGCATTAAAGGCTAAATATCCTTATCTAGAGTTAAAACAACCTGAATATTCAGAGGTATTGATGTATGATTTAGACCCCCTAACAAAGGATATTGTTATCGATACAAAGAATATTTTCAATCCTGAAAATAATACAGGATATGGAACTGTAAATAAATATGAAAGTCTACGG